TTTTTATTTTGTAGAAGCCTTGGAAATATCAACTAGCTTGAACTAAATAGTTTTATGAAGACGCGTACTAACAATCTAGTAGCTAAGCATGCCCGTAAGTTTAACAAGGCAGCAGTGCATGCGGACAGAAAAAAGCAGGCGCGTAGAGGTATCGTAAAACATAAGGGCAAGCTGTATGAAGCGCAACTATAGGCTTTGTTATCGACCATCGGAGGCACCAACACACCACATTCACGAAGTATTCTATGACGACCAAGACAGGGTCATATTGTACGAACGTGAACCAGCAGTCGCCTTTGGCGATGATGTACCTGAGATGTATGAGCGATGTGCCGAGATGTGGAAGGCGTTCGACGATGAGCCTCTCGATCTTGATCGCGTTGATAAGAAAATCTTTATTCGCATGATCAATGATGAGTTTAAGGAAGTATACGATAAGTACAGGGATGAAAAAAACTCTAAGGACTCCTAATGTACTATAAAAGGGATCACTGTGAGCTATACTTTTTTCATATTCCCAGAACAGGAGGAAGATGGATACAGGGATTGCTTAGAAAGAATGATTTTGAATATAGACTTTGTGGCAATGTAGAATCCTCTGAACGGGCTTTCGAGTTACTACACTATCCTAAATTTTTACTTAAACGCGATTACCCTCGCTACGACATTGATAATCAATTCACAGTAGTCCGTGACCCAGTAGATAGATTTTTATCTGGTGTTGGTTACCATGAAATTTCTGATCTATTTAAACTATCGCGAATGTCATATCATGAATTCAAAGGGTACCTAGAAGACCATATGTCACATAACCCGAAATCGACTCAAATATTAGTACCTCAGCATTGGTTTGTAGACGATAAAGTACACACTTACAAATATGAAAATGGTTTAGGCAATCCTTTAAGACAGTTCCTTGAAGACACGTTCAACATTAATTCATTAGAACACTCCTTACCAATGGACTTTAGACCGTCTTACAAACATAACAGAGATCCACATAGCCTTTCTAAACATAGGAACTTAATGCCGGTAAGACTCATTGACAATATTATAAGTTACTATGAACGGGATTACGAGATTTTTGGCTATGAACCCACGCGTTATCCATAAAATCGATCAAAATAGGCCAAATTGTCTAAAAAAAGATGCGTTTTTAGCCTCTGTAACTCCTTGTAGTTACGGAGGTTTTTTTTGCCTGTTAGATCAAGGAGTTAGCGCTGGACATTTGCCTCTGTAGACCTGATAATGTCCTCATTGAATGGTTAATTAGATAGGTGCTTACATGGATATTTCAACTCTGCAATCAGTTCTGGACACTGCTGCCAACATGCTCGCTACTCATCGTGGCAACATGTATGAAGATGATCACCATATTCGAATCAACGAAGCAATGGCTATTGAAGCTGGTATGGAGCGTGTGATTCGCATGTTGAAAGATACTTTGGATGCTGAGCTTGAAGCTCGTGACAACGATGCTCAGTGGATTGACTTCGTTGTCCGATCTGCTATCGAGAACAACACCTTTGATGGTCACTACATCTCCTGGGACAGTGCTTACGACGAAGCTGCTGAAGAGCTTGACGTCGATCACGACACCCTGTGTGATGCGTTTGATCGCGTTAAAGATGCTCGCTACGAGGTTGCATAATGCAAATTCAAGATATTCATGTTGGCAAATTGTATCGTTTGATTGATGGCTACGAGGATCGAACTCCTCAACGTGTCATCAACGTTTTCTTCAACGAGGACTGGCAGGAGTATTGTGTCCAGGCTCGTGCAATTAACTCTGACAAGTTTAGTCAGGCTTTTTCTTTTCTTGCAGATGACTTCAAGGAGGCTGTACAATGAGACCTTATAGGGACTATGTTCACCAGCGACGTGTTGATGATAACCGTAGGCTTGTTTTGGAAGTAACTGACGAGGACATTGTGTCTGGTATCATCGCCATGTCTGTTCTTGGTTTGATCTTGGGTACCATGTTGGGGTTGTCTATATGACATCTCTGCAAGGTTACGTCACTGCTTCATTCGATGAGATTACAGCTGTATTGGGTCGTCCTACCTATGATGGTCCCTCTGCAGATGGTAAGGTTGATACTGAGTGGGAGTTGTTTGACGAAGAGGGTGGGCAGGTGACCGTATACGATTGGAAGTGCTATGGTCAGGCTGCTCGTGGTGGCGAACCCTATCGCTGGCACATTGGTGGAACGAACCGATGGGCCGTAGAGTTTGTTTCTAATCTTCTTAACAAGGACGCTACTTATGCTTGAAGTGTTTGAGGTTTCGTTGGGCAAGGATCGATCTTTCTATGAGGACAAGCAGACAGCTAAAGACAAAGCTGACTGGTTGTATGACAAGTACTTTGATGGTATCCCTTTTGTTGACCATCACAAGTTTGAGAACAGTGAGCAGCTGGTTGAGTATCTTAACAAGACGAGAGGATTTTTTGGTAATGAGTGAGTTTAATCAAGAGACCAGGTTGGCGATTGCAGAAGAGTTTATCCGTCGACTGATCAGCCCCGAGGTGTATGGTTTACAGCTTAGCGACGAAGTTCGTGTAGAGGCTGTGCGTGCACTCAAGCTAATCAGCACCACGTATAAATAATCTAATGCACGTAACGATTCGTAACGTCCCGTGGAAGTTCCAGCATGGCCTCATCAGGCGGTGCTGCGACTTTGTTATGTCAAAGTTCTGTACCGAAGAGCTATTGTCTCAGATAGAGATTGAAGTTGTAGGTGTCAAAGGTCAGTATGAGAAGGAAGGTGCCCTTGGGTACTGCTCCATAAGTGACGAACACTTTGGTTCTCATAAGAAGATTCCTACCTGGTTTACAATCGAGCTCGATACTTCCATGACCTTTGATCAGCTGTTCGTAGTACTTTGTCATGAGCTGGTACATGCTAAGCAGTATGCTACACTTCAACTGAGAGAAAGATATTATCCTACCTATCGTAAGACATGGAAGGAGAAGGATATCACTGATCGGTACTATAGCCAATCGCCTCATGAACAAGAGGCTTACCGTAAAGAGTTGAAGCTGTGCACTCAGTTCTTTGCAAGCGAACTGGAGAACTAAATGGACCCTTTAACCCATACACTAATTGCAACAGGACTTTGTGCTGTTTTCTTTTACAGTGGATATGCGTATGCTTGGTGGAAGCTTCGCCAGTCTATCATTGAGCAAGTAGCTGACGCTGCTTCTAGAATTCGTTTTGTTATTGAGGATGATGATGAAGATACTACAAGAGACGACCGACTGGGGTGAGTACAAAGTTGGTAACCACATCTACCATGTTAACGATCACGGTTGGCTGGTAGCATTTGATAACGGTAACGGTCTAGTTACTTTCAAACATCCAAAGAAAATGTTTAGCAGAGCTAGACGTAAGTTCAAGACTCTCAGCTTTGAGCCTGATCAGCTTGAGCCAGGCGCTAAGCGTATCGTTGGATCCAAGGGTGCTGTATACATTATCAAAGACGGAACCTGTACCTGTAGTGGTTTCAAGTTCAGAGGGAGATGTAAGCATGTCGAGGCAGCTTGAAGAGCTAACACCAGAAGAGGTGTTCCGTATCAAACTAGTATCCACTATCAACTGGTCTGTAGTTGATCGGTGGCGTCAGAAGTTTAACTACAAGTCTAACGAAGAGATGGTATGGGACTGGCTTTACAACCAGGACGAGATCTACTCTCGTGGTCTCAAGAAGAAGCCATATCCCTTCCACCGTCATGTTCGTCTTAACTTGGACAAGATGGCTTTCACCGGTGTCACGGATGTCCAGTCTGTAATCGATCAAGGTCTCAAGCTGACTAGTGCTCAGATGAAGCAGCTGAAGGAAGCTATGCTCGACGACGAAGATGCGGAGCAAGATGATGAGTAAACTTAAAAGATTCTTTAAGAACCTTAACCCTATATTCATTTGTGAATTTGAATTGACTGACTTTGAGTATAGGCCAGTACGCTTGATTAATCCTAATTGGGAGGTTGCTGAAGAAGATGGTTGGATATATTTCATAACAGCTTGGCAAAATCGTTCATTGGTTGATATTATAAAAATAGGATCTACCAAGCACAAACTTTTAAAGAGAAGCAAACTTCGTGGTTACTGGGTATGCAACAATCGAGCTCGTATTTCTCGATATGTAGGTGATTATGGTACTAACGAGTTTGTTAGAGAGGTAATGGTTGATCAATTGAAAAACGGTCTCCAAATAAAAGTGTTTGCATCTAGAACAATGGACTTGGTACAAAAAGAACAAAGGCTTGATATTGAAGAGCATCTTATTAGATCATACAACGATATGTTTGATCGCAAACCTATTGCAAACAAGGTTTTTAACTGATGACTGAGATAATGACCAGCCAGAAGTTCTCGTTGTTAATCGAACAAATAGTTCTTGACAAGAAGTGCAATTACATGGATGCTATACTTCTCTATTGTGAAAAGAACGAAATGGAAATCGAGAGTGCAGCGAAGCTGGTCAATATCAAGATCAAGCAGCAGCTAGAAATCGAGTATGGTGAGTTAAACTTTTTACCTAAGGCGGCACAGTTACCGATATGATTCTTACTAGAATGTACAGTGAAGATGGATTGCGAGAGGCTCATGTAGTACGTCATACTACTGGTCTATGGGTCGATATGTTTGAGCGTAACGACCAAGAGAAGCTCGTACAAGTTCACAAGGTAGATGTCTCTAAGCACAGTGAGTACTATGCTGAGGATGCTGCTGAGAACTGGGTAACCTACGTCATAAGGAAGTAATGGACATCTATGAAGGTTTCGCTGCGTACCAGACATACGTAGCAGTTCGTAATCACTTTAAGCAGGACAGCTATGACTTCTTCAGATATAATGGTAAGACTCGGGTTGGACAAGAATCTTTTCTTAAGCGTAACGACAAATATTTCTTCGCCAAATTACAACGTAAGCTCAGCACAAGTGAGTTGGTGGGTTTCTTTGTTGCCAACTTCATTGCAGACGACTCAAACTGGTCGGGATCGTTAGTAACTGAGAACAGCATGTCTGTGTACAAGCAGTGGTTAGCAAAGATACAATCACTATCATATATCTTTGAGCAGGATTGTAGATTGCTTAAGGATACTGTTGACATTGAAGCTAAGAGCTTTGATAATCTCTTTATTGCTGATGGTAACCATCCGCTCTTGTTAAAGATGTACCTTGGCAAGAGAGTACAGTTGGAGACCATGGTGATAATCGATCAAATCTTACACTACAGTAAGAGATGGTCAAAGGATCTAGATGACGATATCATATGGAGTAACGTGAGTCGTCAGATAGATAAATATAGTAGCTTCGTACAAGTCGATAAAGGCAAGTACAAAGCTATTATGCATAAACTGTTTATATGATGCAATCTGTGGATAAAACGACATACACCGCTATACAAGGAAAAATATATGGCTACTTCATTCTCTGAGCTTAAGCGCTCACGCTCATCCTCCCTCAAGACTCTGATCGACGAAACTAATAAGCTGTCTTCGGGCAATCCGCAAGCACAGCAAGAAGATCGATTCTGGAAACCTGCTGTAGACAAAGCTGGCAATGGCTATGCAGTCATTCGGTTCTTGCCTGCTGCACAGGGAGACGACTTACCTTGGGTACAAACCTGGAACCATGGCTTCCAAGGTCCTGGTGGCTGGTACATCGAGGAGTCACTTACCACTATCGGTAAGAAGGATCCTGTCTCGGAATACAACTCTATGTTGTGGAACAGTGGGATCGATGCTAACAAAGACCAAGCTCGTAAGCAGAAGCGACGTCTTAACTACATCTCTAACATTCAGGTGATCAACGATCCTTCCAACCCTGACAACAACGGAAAGGTGTTCTTGTACAAGTACGGTAAGCGTATCTGGGACAAGATCAATGATCTGATGAATCCTCAGTTCGAAGATGAGCAACCAGTAAACCCATTTGACTTCTGGGAAGGTGCTAACTTCAAGCTGAAGATCCGACAGGTTGAAGGGTATCGTAACTACGACAAGAGCGAGTTCGACTCACCTGAGCCTCTCGCTGAAGACGATGCGTTGGAAGCAATCTGGAAGTCACAGACTGCTCTTGCTGAGTTCACTGACCCATCTAACTTCAAGTCGTACGAGGAGCTACAGGCTAAACTGAACCGTGTACTTGGTATCGACGCTGATACCAGTAACCGAAGTGCTACTGTAGAGGAAGCTGAACCAGCTCCTACTCCTGCAAAGGCAGCACCAGCTCCTGCAGCAGCTACGGCAGATGCTGATGACCTACCCTGGTCCACAGACGAAGATGATGACGATGGAATGTCGTTCTTTGAGAAGTTAGCTCAAGACGACTAAAGATTCATGCGAGTGATGCCGGATCTCGCCATGAAGGGTGACTGCTAGCACCTAAGCAACTCTAGCAGGGGAAGGGGGCACCTAGGAAGGCCCCCTTTTTTATACTACACCCTGCATCCTATCTTGAAGTCTACGGTGTCCTACATCAGAAGATCGAGCAGGTATTCCACCACTCATTACAGTAGTTGAGTTGTTATTTACATTATTATTAACAGTAGAGCCACCCTGCGTAGACGAAATTATTATTGGGGTTGACGACATTGCAATCATATTACTAGACATTTCATTGACAGGTACTGCTGCCGATATGGTAGGAGATGGAACAACTGCTCCGTCACTTGTACCAGCCATAACCGTTGGAGAAGCCGATGAAGCTGTTGGGCCAGCTTCTGGAAGAGTAAGTCTAGGATCCGCTGCACCCATAAACTTCATTCTGTAAACAGATTCAACAATATTTCTATCTCCTGTACTCATTGCACCAGTTTGTAAAAGTGAATTATTTAAGATGTCGTCGTTTATAATAATAGCTTCAAGTTGGTCTTTTGTTAGGTCCATTAACTTATCAAGACTCTTTATTTCTAATGGAGCAGCATTTATCATTACTCCAGGAATTGCTTCTAAAAGTGCTTCACTTCCAAAGGATCTTTCTACTGCTCCAGATTGAATGGCACTGTTAAGTGATGGACCTATTCTCTCTTTAAAAAACTCGTCTTTTTGTTCAGCGGTCAATTCTTTATACTTTATTTGAGCATCCGTAACCAACTCACCAGCAGTATAACCTGCTCGAGCAAACGGTACTCTTTTATCTAACTCCTGTAACTTTTCTCTAGAGGTATTTAATTCATCAAATGGTTCTAGCTGCTCTCGTAACTCATCTTGTCTTTCTTCTATACCACCTAGTTGTTGTCGATCTTGAAAAGAAAGTTTACCCAGTCGTCCTCTAGATATCTCTTCAACAGTTAAACCTTTGTCCATTAAAAAGTTTAATCTTTCTGAGCCGACTTCGTTAAGTTGACTTCTTAGACTTTCCTCAGATGGTCCATCAGCGGTCTCTTGTTCTAATTCTGCAATTCTGTTTGTGAGAGCCTCACGATCTCGTTGTGTTTCTCTTTCAAAAGCTAGCTCGTTCTCTTCTCCAAAAAATCTGGTTAAGTCATCAAACAAACCTCCTGCTAGATTAACGACATTATCCTTAAAATCTCTAATTGACTGGTTTATTTCAGCTAGCTCCTGGTCGTTCCACTGCATCTCATCTTGAATCAAACCTAGAGCTGGTACAACTAGAGATTCTGTAATTCCTTCGTATATATTTCCTGTAACAACCTGCAATGCAGATCTAGCTGATTCTTGTTCTACTGTGTCGGGATCGTAACCTTGAGCTTGTAATTTTTGCTTCTCCTCATCAAAAGCAAGCACGAAGTCTGTTACTTGGTCGAATAAAACTAAACCAGCTCCAATTATAGCAGCCTTTTTAGCTGCAGCTCTTAATACTTTTCCAAATCTAGAAGCTCCTGCAACTGAGCCAGCAACTGCACCTGCAACTGCCCCACCTCCAAGAGATAGTACCGGACTAAAACCATTTAGTGCTCCATCTTCTGTTTCTGATTGTAACCGAGTTGAACCCTCAGGAGTTCGATTTTGTCTTGCCTCTCTTAATGCCTCAAGTGTCCTGAAGTACTGTTCATCAGCCATGTCCTGTTGAATCTGAAATCGATCTTGTTCGTCTCGAAAAAACTGTACTAGGTTACGATTGATGTCTACCAACTCGTTTCTAATATCTTCCAACATATCCGAATGCTGGATAGTCTCGTCTTCTACTGATTCTGTGAGATCAGCGACAGGGTCGAGAGACAATCTTTCAATGTGTTCTGCCTGAAGGTCAGCATCCATCTTAACTACTTCAATAAGATACAGTAGCTGTCGTGCTGTTTCTTTTGCTGCTTGTGTAGCTTCTTCTGTCATTGCTTGTTCTCTAGTCTTTGTCTTTCTTGTTCCAGATGTTCGATAAGCATAGCAACGTAGATTTGTCTCTCAAATGGTACCCTCATTTCAAGATCGCTCAGAGTATATTTGTGGTGCTGCATTAGTGCAAAGTTAACCCTATAGTGATTCATAAGGTTATCATATCCGAGCGCTACATAAAAAAACTAGACAGACCCTCCAGGTGAATCTTTTCTGACTGCTCACACTTAGGGCAAGTCCATTCAATAGTATGTGATAGCTTAGGCACTCTTTTAAAGAAGTCTCTAATCTTAGCAAACTGAGTTCCATTTAGACTTTCAAGAAAGGTCTTTATCTCTTCCTTTGAGAAGTCTTCATACACACTGTCACTGTCGTATACCATATCAACACAACCAGCTACCATTTCCATCATTGATTCCATATCGTTACCAGCTGGTATCATTGCAGCTAGTTGTACTGATGGATACTTTAGTACGAGTCCAACCTGATCTGTTATCTGTATCTTATTGTCTAGATCATCTGGAAAAGTAACTTCAATGTCTTCTATGTTAAGAGCATGTTGGTGTACGTGATTACATTCGCCTTGACTGTGTTTGAGTCTAAGCTCGATTACTTCTCCTACCGACTTTGCTCTTAGTTTTAAGAACAGATACTCTAGATCAAACGTTGCAAACGAGTTGACGTCAACGTTCGGAGTTGTAATACAACTTTGAAGTACTCTCTGCACTGCTGTAGACATCTCTGAAGGATCATTGCCTTGCAATGCCATAAAAAGTATCTTCTCTTCCTTTACTAAGAAAGGACGAAAGGTAATCTTTTGGTTGGTAGATGGAATAGTAGTTTCAAATTCAGGAGTGTTTAATATCGGAAGTGCCATAATTTATCTCTCTTCATAGAACCTGTATTGTAAAGATACTGTAAACGTCAGTAATTCGTTTGTTTGGTAGGTGTAGTTAAGTTCACCTAGTGTTCGCGGATATGCTTCAATCAGCTTTATCTCGTTTTCTTTATCACCTTTCTCGTTGTATTGCTTGATGGTTACGTCCTTAACATAGTCTCTATAATAACCAACATCGAATGAGGTTTCAGCACCACCAGCAATCCTAGCTGGACCAACAATCTTATCTTGCCACTCAGCAAAGTATTTTCTCTCTGTATGATCTGGTCTGCAATACAACTGAGCACTAACAGGAGCATAGATCGCACTGTGACCTATCTCTTGAACGGCACCGTATACTCCAGATGGAGCAGCACCAATTGATCGTCCAGGAGCAGAGATGCTAATCGTTCGAAAGGTAATATCTCTATTGCCTTCTATGATCATCTCATAGTGTGACGTTCTGGCAACACCCTGTCTCAGGTTGCCTCTAATCTCGTCTAACCTAAAAGCCATTACTGTAGTGCTCCTAGTGAGTCTCTATGTATACGTGCGGCAGAGGCCTTCTCAAACCGTTGTAGAGGAAGAAAAAGAGCGATGTCCCACTCTACTGGTTCTATCTTTACAAACCTTGTACGTACGTTACTAGCAAGATACTTCTTAAATGTTGGCTTGAATGATTTGAACCTAGATGCACTCTTTAGTACATTGTAGTTGATACGCATCTTGGTCTTCTCATTGTATCTCTGGTCTGATACTGTCTTATACAAAGCATCCATCAGTACTGCTCTCTGTCTAAGAGGAAGATAGTGCATGTTAAGACCAACAAAGCCACCTTCTGCTTCGTCTACTGGAATCACTAGAGGGAACCTATCGTAGTATGGCAGAGTCTTCTTGTGCTTTGGATCATATCCAAATAGAAACATACCACCCACTTCTGGTTTACCAACGTAGTTGTCACTACTAGAGATTAGTCTACCAGGCTGAGTACGAGTGTTAGATGCTTTGTCTCTGAACCAAGTACGTGCTTGTTGAGTACGCGCAGGTATCTGTCCTGCACGAGCACCCTGTGCAATGATCCGATCAAAGACATAGGCTACCACGGCTGTTCCTTATAAATATCCTTATGAGTACTATTTATACCGAAGACAGGAAGTGGGATACAACTTCTCTTACTAAGGGATCACTTATCGGGAAATAGGTTCTTCTCAGTTAGTATCTCAAATTTCCACTTTCTGTCTATACAATATTCCTTTGCAGCTCTCCACTTAGCTTCGTTAATGCCGTACGTTGCAACCTCATTAATGTACTTTTTGGTCTTACGGCTGCGAACGGTAGGTGGTTGAGTCTGAGCATATGGTTTTACTTCGATAAGTATAGTATCGGTACCGCCTCTAGCAGTACGTACCTTTATAAGGAAGTCTGGATAGTATCTGTGAAGTCTGCCATCTAATGGTGATCTGTAAGGGATAATTACTTCCTCACTACACCATTCCAATACATTTGGGTTGTTATCACAATAAACCATGAACATCCTTTCCCAACTAGAGCGATAAATAATACAATCGGGATCACCTTTGTATTTGTTAGGATGGCGTGGTTTATAGTATCCCTTATGTGTTCTCATTAAACTATTTAGGACAGCTCATGCCAGCAGTAATAGAAGAAACCATTAACTCGGTATCAGACTCACTTGGAAAGCTGAATAAGTCTCTATCAGGTGGTAATGGCTTACGGTTTCCGAGTGATTTGGGATCTAGGGCAGTTCATTTTAAGATCCAGACTCGAGAGAGAGAAAAGCAAAGGATAGGTACTTCTACCAAACCAGGAGCGCTGATTGCACTGCCTATTCCATCAAACCTACAGACAGGGTACGGAGCATCGTATGGTCAACAAGGAATTGGTGTGTTAGGTGAGACGGGTAGAGCAATAATTCAGGGAAGTGAAAATGTTAATCAAGCGTTAGCTGAATTAAAAAATCAAGGAATAAATGCATTGTCTGAGCAAGCTAAAGCTATTGCTGCCAGCTCGAGTGCGGAGGTAGCTGGTGTAATAGCTGCTGCAATAGGAGGTCCTCTTACTGGTCTTTCTGCGGCTGCACTTACTGGTCTTGGTGTTGGTGGTTTATTAGGAGCTGGTCTTGCAGTTAACCCTCACCTAGCAGTATTGTTCGAAGGAATGAATTTTCGTAACCACACATTTAGTTATAAATTTTCAGCTAGAGACGAAAGTGAGTCTAACTCACTTAAAAATATTATTAAAGAATTTAAGAATGCAATGCATCCAACAGAAAAAGGCCTTGCATTTTTTCAATATCCAGATGAGTTTAAGATATCATTCCCACAAGATGAGTTCTTATTCAAAGTTGGTAACTCTGTGTTGACAAATTTTGCTATTGACTACACTCCAGATGGTGGCTCCTACTTCCATCAGAACGGAGCTCCTGTCTCCGTATCATTGTCGCTGCAGTTTACAGAACTAGACATCTTGACCAAAGATGAGATAGCGGAGGGCAGATAATGTCTTTTATGTTTGACAGATGGCCAACCGTAAGCTATGATGTAAAGAAGAATGGTAAGCCTCTCACCCTCACCAACATCACTCTGCGATTTAAGATTAATGAACTCTTGAGAGATAAGTCAGTGGTGATGTATAATTATGATGTACAAGACGGTGAGCGACCTGATATTATTGCACACAAGTATTATAGTGATGCAGCCCTTGACTGGGTGATCCTTCTTACTAACAATATCATTGACCCTCAGTTCGAATGGCCACTAGATGATCGTTCCTTTGAAAGATATATGAGAAACAAGTATGGATCATTGGAAGCAGCCAAACGGACTCATCACCAATACGAAAAGATATTGAGAGAGACGCAAGTATACTTTGATGGTACGATCATTCCTGAGAAGACAGTCGTAGTAGACAAAGAGACATATGATCTGACTAGTGCAACCAGTCGTCGTGCTATCGATAAGTATACCTATGAGCTAGAGCTAAATGAAGCTCGCTCACGTATTAAGATACTTGATGAGAGATATATTACTGGACTAGTCAGTAGCTACAGTAACTTGGTTAACCAATCTCGGAATAATTAATGACGCAGCTGCATTCTCCTCAGGGAATTGAGTATACTCTTGAACTCTCATCTCCTCTAAACGAATCATTAGAACTTAGCTTAATGGTTGCTGAGTTTAATATGTACGAGGATATGTTTAGTGGATTCATGAGAATTGAAGTAGTTCTATCTGATGCAATAGGCTTGATGGATAAGTTTCCCATAGTAGGAGATGAGACTCTTACATTAAACTATAAGATCAGAAAGTATGCACAGTTCACTGAGACATTCAAAGTCTATAAGGTATCCAGTAGATCATTAGACAAAGCACGTGCTCACTCTCTAGTAATTCATGGCATCACATTACCTGGATATAGGAATTCTTTTCAATATATCTACAAGCCTTACATAAATTACAAAGCAGACGATATAATTTTTGATGTGTACTATGAATATTTAACTGACCTTGGAGAGGACAGTAAGCCATTAGAGATGCCTGTTCCTACCGAAAATCAGATCACAAGAGTCAGCTCAGGACAAAATCCTTTACAGTTAATAAATTTTATTGCGGCAGAATCGAAGAGTTCACAGGCTAAATCGTACAAACACCCATCAAATTATGTTTTTTTTGAGGACAGTAAACAATTTAACTTTGTTCCTATCTCATATTTGTTAGCTAACAAGCCAATCAGAGATTTTTTCTTGGCTGTCCCTCAAGATGAAGTTCAAATGAGAAAAGGTGAAAATTCGTTCCCTGGAGAGGCAATCCTTTCATTAAATATAGTCGAGTCATTCGATGATTTGGACAGTCTTCACAGAGGAGCATACCTCAATGAAGTGAACATCATTGATCCGATACTAAAACGATTCAAGATGCATCCACTACCGTCTGCAGATGAGATCAAACACGAATTCAGATATGACAGAGACTTTAACGACTTAGCTCACCTACCGAATAGTGGAGAGAAGATCGTTAGTCCTAACAGCGCTGTGATGAAAGGTACTAAGCCATATGCAGCACATCGTCGAATGATGATCACACAGTATGAGCTCGACAATGAGACGTACCCTACCATTGGTTACCTTAACGGTAAGCTATCAGCAGGTGATCAGTTACTCGATCCTAGACAGAGACACAAGTGCCTTCCCGAGTCTATACATGAGAAAGAGAACCTATTCAACCATATAGTTGAAGTAACTGTGCCTGGTGACCCTGAGGTGCGAGTTGGACAGACTGTAAAGATTAAAGTACCACAACCATCAGCGTTCAATGATCGCGATCAATTTTTAATATTGTACGGACAAGAAGCTACCTTCCTGGTCACGGCCGTGAGGCACGTTTACAATGGAGCGCTTGATTCGTATACAATGGTTCTGTCTTGTAGTGCTGAATCGTTTGCACAAGAGCCGGCCGGATTAAAGGTAGTATAGTATGAAAGTTAAACAAGAGTTCTTTGGATTCAATCCTGTGATGTGGATGGGAGTCGTTGAAGATAACAATGATCCTATCAAGCTAGGTCGATTGAGAGTTCGTATCTTTGGATGGCATAGTGGTGAATTGAATGAAGCCGATGGTGAGCCTGGTGTTAAGACTGAAGACTTGCCATGGGCTCAAGTGATGCAGCCTGTTAACAATGGACCTAATAGTGGTGTCGGTGGTCCCGTCACTGGTATTCAGAAAGGGACATGGGTGATGGGTATCTTCTTAGATGGAGAGATTGCTCGTGAACCTATGGTGATGGGTTCTATTCCTGGTATACCAATGCAAGAGAATCCCAACACCGGTGTGGCTACTGATGTTGACTTTGCTGGGAACTTTGTTGGGGAGCCTGTAGAAGGTTTCTATGATCCGGATGGTGTCTATCCAAAAGAAACATACCTGCAACAACCAGATACCAATAAGCTAGCTCGTAACGATGAGGAATATGCACACCCTGTAATAGAGCGTAAGATTAATAACAAGATGACCACTTCGTTTGGAGATGACGTTACTTTTGAAGAGCCACTGCTAGATAGTTGGTCTAAATTTAAGAGTAAGTACCCAGACAATAAAGTAATAGAGACTAAGAGCGGTCATATCTTCGAAGTAGATGACACTCCTGGGTTTGCTCGTATTCATATCTACCATAAGAACGGATCGTATATAGAGATGGGTGGTGCTTGTGGCGCTGGTAATAGAATCGATAAAGTATCAGGCGACTGGTATGCATTGATTAAAAGAAACTGGGTGCAGGCAGTACATGGTA